GGATTGCCCTGACATTGTGTACATAAAGGTCTTTGCATAACTCTATTTATAGTAAAACCTTTTAAAGGCACCTCATCAGAGCCGAATTCTATATCCTTTTAATAAATACTTGCAAATGTTTTGTTAAAGGATAAAAACATGGCACTCGTATCTCCAGGTTTAGAAATTACCGTCACTGACGAAAGTCAATATGTTCCCGGTGCAGTAGGAACAGTTCCCCTAATTATTATGGCAACTGCCCAGGATAAAACCAATCCATCAGGCGGTTCTGCCACTGACACTACCGCTGCGCGAGCAGGCAAGTTGCTGACATTTAGTAGTCAACGAGAACTTATTGCTTCAATGGGTTATCCAAGCTTCCAACAAAGCGCAGCCGGCACACCATTGCACGGTGACGAACGCAACGAATATGGCTTAATGACTGCCTACAGTGTATTAGGCAATGTCAACAGAATTTATGCCATCAGAGCAGATATTGATCTAGATCAATTGGCCGGAACAAGCGTGAGACCTGCCGGCAATGTGGCCAATGGCACACATTGGATGGATCTGTCAGAAAGTGTCTGGGGTATCAACGAATGGGATGCTGTCACAGGCGAATTTACATTAAAGACACCAATTCTTATCACAAGTACAGCCAATCAAACATTGACCAGCGGTATCTATGTGCCAAACGATGAAATTGGACAAGTTGGAAGTTATGCTGTCAGCTTTGGTACAGGCAGTAATGCAATTTTGTTTTACAAGGCCAGAGACAATCTATGGAAACGTTTGGGCACTGATGCCTGGGCTACCAGTTTGCCTACTGTAAAAGGCACAGTTGTTTTTGCTACCAGTTCAACCACAGCTATTCCTGCAAGCTCACCTGCTGCTGCTTTGACCATTAACGGCACCACAGTCACAGTTGGTAATACTGGTTCAGCAAGAACTATTGCACAAGTAGTTTCGGATATCAATAATGCAGCAATCACAGGCGTAACTGCTGTTTATGATGTTACAACTTCTAATAGAATAGAAATCCGTGTAGCCAGTACAGCGGCCAGCAACGGGACAACTGTTGATGGTAAAGTTACTATTGCCAATGCATCGGGCACACCAATGGCCAGTTTGGGATTGGGTACATCGGGTAGCACGTATGCACGCCCAATACTTACCAAAGGCACATTTGCTGAAATTCCAGCCTGGAGAAGTTCCGACACAGTGCCAAGACCCAGTAGTAGCGTGTTCTTGAAACTTGGTGCTGTGGGCAACGGTGCTGATGTTGTGATCAAGCGATTCAACAGCACAACTGAAACTTTCCCCGTATTAGCAACTGAATTGTTTGACAGTCCTGAAAATGCAATTTATATTTTGGATCCAGCTGGTGGCGGCGCCGGCATTGCAGCAGGCACAGTGTGGATTAACTATGATCCGCTACTAGACACTTCGGCTGCGTTCAAGCCGTTCCGTAGACGTGTGGCCGGACAAACTGTTGTGAGTGGATCAAGTATAGGAGCCAATCCTTTCACAATCACAGAATCCTTTACCATTGGAGTCACTCCAATCGGGTCGCCAACAGTGCAAAGTTATACAGTGACATTGACAGGTACATCACAAGCAAGTTTTGTTGCAGATATTTTAGCTCTCAACATACCTGAATTGAATGTAACTGTGGAAAACAACATTATCACATTCACTCACATTTATGGCGGTGATATTTATTTAGACAACGTCTCAGGAACTCCTGTTGGCGACGCTGGTTTCACAAGCAACACCACTGGAACTATCTTGTACGGCACTACCTTGGCGCTGACCAATTGGGAAGCACTGACATATACTTACAGCACCACTGAGCCATATCAAGCTCCGGCAGATGGAACACTATGGTATTACAGCGATCCTGCCACAGTTGATATCATGATCAATGATATTGGTGGATGGAAAGGTTACAAAAATAGTTTTTATGACGGTACCACTACCGATGCACGTGGATACAATTTGGCCAATACTGATCCAAATGGTGTCATTGTAGCTGCCAGTGAGCCAGAATTTCAGAGCGATGGTATCACAGCTCTTGTGGCAGGTGATTTATGGTTAGATTCAGGCAATTTAGAAAACTACCCTGCACTGTATCGCTATGATGGCGCAGAATGGGTGTTGATTGACAACACTGACCAAGTGGGACAGAACGGCATTGTGTTTGCTGATGCTCGATGGGATACCACTGGCACAACTGATGTAATCACAGGTAGTTTACCAGCAATTACAGATTTGTTGATCAGCAATTACATTGACCAAGATGCACCTGATTACAGACTATTTCCGCGTGGTATGTTGTTGTTCAACACACGTAGAAGCGGTTACAATGTAAAACAGTTTGTAAGCAACAAGTTTAATGCCAATGCTTACCCTGATTTACCAGCAGTACCAGGTGCCGGCGGTTCATTGCCTACTATTAAAGATACATGGCAAACAGCTAGCGGATTGAAAGACAATGGTAGTCCGTACATGGGTCGTCAAGCACAGCGTAGAATGGTAGTAGCTGCAATGCAGGCAGCGTTGATTGCCAACACAGAAGTACGTGAAGATCAATTTGCATTTAACTTGATTGCAGCTCCTGGTTATCCAGAAGTAATTGATGAAATGGTTGCACTAAACAACGATCGTGCGCAGACTGCATTCGTTGTAGGTGACACACCAATGCGTTTAGCGCCTAATGCAATTGACATTGCCAATTGGAGCAATAACACCAATGGCGACGGGTTAGCCACAGCAAGTCCGTACTTGGGTGTTTATTATCCATCGGGGCAGACTTCGGACTTACAAGGCAACACCATTGTAGTACCAGCAAGTCACATGGCATTGCGTACAATTATCTTCAATGACAATGTGGCTTATCAGTGGTTCGCACCAGCTGGTACACGCCGTGGTTTGGTTGACAACGCCAGCAGCATTGGATACATTGATGCCAACACCGGAGAATTTGTGTTTGATGGTATTCGTGTAGGTTTAAGAGATACCTTGTATGAAAACAAGATCAATCCTATCACCAATTTGCCAGGGATTGGCTTGTTGGTATTTGGACAAAAAACACGCAACCCAACCGCCAGCAGCTTGGATCGCATCAATGTTGCTCGCTTGGTAAACTACCTGAGAACTATCTTGGCTCGAGTAGGCGATGGATTCTTGTTTGAACCAAATGACAAGATCACCAGAGATCAGATTGCCAACATCATTAGTGGTGCAATCAACGACTTAGTGGCCAAGCGTGGTGTATACGATTATTTGGTTGTTTGTGATGAAACCAACAACACACCAACACGTATTGCTAGAAATGAATTGTATGTGGACATTGCAATTGAACCCATGAAAGCAGTTGAATTTATTTACATTCCAATTCGCTTGAAGAACCCAGGTGACATTGCAGCAGGAGTATAATATGGGTATATATTGGGGTTCAGGTGACCCCAATAGTTTCCAACCAAATTTTGGTAAATACCTATAACAGGAGATAGAAATGGCAATTGCCTCATTGAACAGATTTACAGTACCGTTAGCAACAAACCAAAGTGCCAGCACACAAGGTTTGTTAATGCCGAAACTCAAATATCGCTTTCGTGCAGTATTTGAAAACTTTGGCGTAAGCACTGATAGAGTAGAACTTACCAAACAGGTAGACAGTATCAGCCGTCCTAATTTGAACATGAACCCGTTTACTATTGAAGTGTACAACTCAAAGGTAAACTTGATTGGCAAACCAAGTTGGGAAGCGGTGTCAGTTACATTGCGTGATGATGCAGGAGGCAATGTCAGCAAGTTGGTAGGTGAACAAGTTCAAAAACAGTTTGATTTTGCAGAACAGAGTTCAGCTGCATCTGGTATTGATTACAAGTTTGTACTCAAATTTGAAATGCTGGATGGCGGTAATGGTGCTAACACTCCTAACATTTTAGAAACTTGGGAACTGTACGGTGCGTTACTGTCGCAAGTCAACTATGGCGACATGGCCTACGGTGAAAATGCACCAGCAACAATTGCTTTGACAATCATGTACGACAACGCTATTCAAAGCCCAACTGGTACTGGTATTGGTACTGCGGTAGGTAGAACACTAGGCACAGTTATTACTGGTGTAAGCTAATAGTAGTTTTAACACTTGACAAGCCCGGTGTAAAATCCGGGCTTTTTTTTGAACTAAATAATATAAAAGAGTTAATATGCCAAGTATTTTTGATGGTTTCCTAAAACAAATCGCTCGTGGCGAT